TTCGCTTCCTACTGCCGTGTTTTCAGATGAATCGTAATAGAGTCTTTGGGAGTGTGTAATTAAAGGTACTATTAGGTCGTTTGATTGAGGATTTATAGTTAGACTTGCTTCTACATCACTTGCTGTATACTCGGTGTTAAATGCACTTAAATCAAGGTTGTTTAGTTTGTCCTCTCCTATAATTTCTTTTAGTTGTATGCTATTTCCGAAGAACGTAATTCTATATGCGTGTGCTTTGTTGTTTTTTAGGTTTACCCCATCTAACTTAATCTTACCTTTTTTAAATAAAATGTGGTTTAGGTCTATGTGTGCAGTTACTTTTTTTCTTGCATCAAATCCGTCTACTATATCACTATTGTAGTAATGCTCAAATATCTTATTGTTCTCTTTAGAAGCGGGTACGGTAAAAGACTGTGTAAAGTCTGTAAATATCTTATCTACATCTTTAGCGTTTTTTAAGGTTTGGGTTATAGTTATCGTCTCGTCCTCAAACAACTCTACCCTACTATCCCCTATGTATAATTGTACCTGTTGCATTATCTGATATTCTGTATTTGGTCAAAAGCATAGTCAAAATCTACTGTATAAGAAATTAAAGAATCTTGAGCCACAGTTTTAAATATTTGACTAGATGATTTTACGATTGCGGGAAAGACTACAGAATTTATAGTTATCCACACACTTTCACTTAACATTAATTCTTTTATAGCACTATTATACTCTATGCCCATATATCCCGTACTTAAAGAAATGCTTTCTTTTGCCTGTTTATCAAAGACTTTGTATTGGTGCGATGTGGTTGTATAAGAAACAGAAGTAGTGTTAAAAGCATTAGCTTTAAATTGCTCTTCGCTAGTCTTAATGGTTTCTATTTGTTTACCAAAAAAAAATAAATCTTGTAACGCTCCGTACTGGTTATAGAAAGTTGCTTTTGCAAAGCCAAGTTTGGAGCATTTTATTTCTTCTACAGGAATAGTTTTTATAGGACTTGATGTGTCTGTATTGTCGTAAATTCTAAACTCGTCTGTGGCATCTGCATCACAACTAACATAAGTAATTTTACTATCGGTATTTGTAGTAGAATCAATAGTAATTAAAGGACTTACTCTTGTTCCCGAACTATAAAAAGCAGCGAACCCCGCATCTCCATTATCTACTGCTTCAGAATTAACTGCTACCGTAAAGACTTCCGCTACTGGCTTTCTTATTTTATCTACATTAGTTAAAGTTGTAAAGTTAGAAGGGGGTGTTTGGGAAGCCGTTCCCCTATCATCTAAAATAAGTTTGTTTGCTCCGTCTTTATATTCACTATAAGCATCAAAGCCTAGACCCGTAAAAGAAACAGATGTCGCTGCCGTACCTCCGTTTAAGGCAATCGTTACCGCGTTGTTACTTGCATCCTTTCCTGTGGCAGATACATTAACCCATACAGGCTGACTTGTATATGTACCTGTAAACTCTGTAGTAATATAGTCCCGTACAAGTTCTGATATTTCAAATATTACAAAAGTGCCTGTAGCATCTTTAGTTAAAGTATATAACACCGAAGCAGAACTTAATGAAGATGACGCTCCTGTTATTACTTTTATTTCTATAGTTGCGTTGGCTAGGGTGTAAGTTGAGTCTTCGTCAGTTATTTGAACATAATATGGACTTCTTAATCTTATTTTATCGCTCATTCTGTTGTGTATTGTAAAAATTCATCTATGTCTAATGCAAATGCTTGTATTACTTCTTCTGGTAGATTCATAAAAGACTTCTCAAAAGGTTTAGTAAAAAACAACGTTGCCCTTGTACCCTTCTGATATAGACTTGTAGCTATTGCATATTTTAAACTTTGTCTTGTTATAAATCTTCCCTTATCGTCTCGTATTCCTTTTATGCCTTTCTTAATAACCCACTTATCTAAACTCTTTGGTGGTATCATCTTATACCTACCCGTAAACTTAAAGGGACTATTTCTACTCTCTGGATATGTACTTTTGCTACCCTGTACTCCTTCGTCTACAAACTTTCCGTAGTCCATCATATAGAACTCCATAAAAACAGAATTAGGCATAACCTTTAAGTCATACCCTAAACTACCGTACAAGTCCCCTGTAGCGTTTATTTTGTTCTTGGTTTTGTTCTTGTTAAGGTTTGTCCTTGATTGTTGGATTACATACTTACCAAACTTGTTTAGTTCTTTTTTTACATTATCTAGCATACGTCAACATCGTTTTCTATTATGATGTCAAACGTTCCTACAACACCCGCTACTTGGTTTTCAAATCTATCGGTAAAAGGTTCTATACTTACATCTCCTTCTATCTGATACTTATCCCTGTATAGGTTGCCTATCCGCATCTTCTGTATTGCTTTATTTAGTACCGCTAGTTGAGTGTTTAGTACATCTTGTTCGTTGCTTCTTTCGTACCCGTCATCTTCTTCTTTAGTTACATCTACAATATCCATCGCTATAATGCTTATGTTGAATCGTAAGACTTGTTCGTTACTTACAACCGTATTTAACATTACGTGGCTTAAAGGATAGATAGTTTGTTTCTCTAGGTCTACTTGTGTGATGTCTCCGTAAGTAACCGTATTAACATCTATGTCCGCTTCTAGGACTTCTTTTACCTTTTCTAAAACTCTGTATAATCCGTTCATCTATATTTTTTCTTTAGTTCTTGTGCTTCTATGTCGTTACGCTCTTTCTCAAAACTTAACAAGGTTAGACATTGGTGTATGTTTAGTTCAGTGATATGTTCAAATCGTCTAATGTCTCCTTGAGCGAGTTGATATATTGATTGATACCAACCCCACTTTTCTCCGAATTGAGATATTGCACTATATTGCTCTCCTCCTCCTGCTCTAAATAATCCGTCATAAGTCTCGATAAGTCTATCCCTAAACGATAAAAAAAAAGCAAGGAAGATATAACCGCATCCAAAGGCATATCCCGTAAGTGTTCTGCATCTACTACGTCATAGTCTACTATATTGTATCGTTCTCCGTATTTTTCTTTTATAGGTCTGTACAGAACAGACATCGCTTTGTGTATATTCTGCCAATCTCCTAGAAAGGTGTCTAGGTCTATGTACTCCCCAAAACTCATATCTTCAAGGTTAGGGATAAAACCGTATTCTTGTCCCTTTATAGAGAACTTCTTTACGAGTTGGGGTTGTTGGTTTAATAGTTCGTCTAGATGGCTTATAATCGCTCTAACGTCCTTTATACGCATAGACATCGCTTCGGTTAGTTTAACCCCACAGAATATCTCTAACATCTTCTGCGCTACGAATTGTTCGTTGTTTTGTTCTACTCTTAAGAACTTCTGATACTGTCCTAATGTAATTTCACTTAAAGAATCTGGCACTAATATTTCTAACTTCATATCTATATAACGAAATCTAAACCCGATTTTTAAAATAAAGGCAAAAAAAAAGACCCCCCGAAGGGAGTCCTTACCTAACTAAACAAAAAAATGAAAAATCACATATTGTTTGTTCTTTTGGAGAATAATAAATCTTGTGCTGCTTCAAGACATTCTTGGTGCGATGCGTGTCTGTATACTACTACTTCGCTTTCGTCTTCTACTTGCCAATCTTCTCCTAATGATGGTCTGACCACAAACATTCTATTAGGGTGTACTTCTAATACCCATTCTTCTCTGCCTGTGTTGTCGTTTCTACTGATTCTTTCTAGTGCGTTTATTTTCATAATCTTTGTTTTAAGGGCTACCGAAGTAGCCCGTTTATTTTAAATAAGTTCTTGTTCTTCTTCTGAAATGTTAGTGCAGTACATCGGCATATAGTCGTGGTCATCTTTAAAACTAGCCATTGAATCATAAACCAAGTCTTTTTGGATAAGTGAACTCAACACACCTTTAGTCTCGTTGTCTATTCCTTGTCCATCGTATTCAGAATAACCTATACCTATACCATCAACCTCGTGGTCAATAATAGTTTTTAATAATTGTTTTTCTAAATCAGTAATTTTTAAGTTTTTCATTGTAATAAATTTAGTTATACTTTGTTTTTGTTTCTACGAAAATAACACTTATTCACAATCTACCAAAGTTTTATTAACTTTTTTTTATCTAACTGCATAGCTTCCATAATTAGGGTTCTTGAGTTGGTAGGTTATAGCGTACCGTGCTGCATCTATTAAGTGGTCAAATCCGTTGTCCTTTGGTGTGTTGCTTTTGGTATCTAGCCAGACGTAGTTGTTTAGTTCTTTGATTAGGTTCTTGCTATTAGGGTCTACTATTAAGTCGTAGTCTTGCATTATGGTTATCCCCTCTACTACCGTTGTCTTTTTTATTCCCTTTATGTTTAGGTCTTCTTTTAACTCTGTGATAAGTCGCTTTTCTGCCGAGTCCGCTATAATTAAACTTCTACCCGTGTATTGCCTATTTAAAGCACGTATCTCGCTAGTTGTTAGGTTGTACTTATAGAAACACTCCTTTAGGTATATTCGTTTGTTAGAAGTGTCTATAGATACCTCTACAAGGGTTGTGGGGTCGGTCATACCATAATCCTGTCCAAAGATACTTTCTCCTTGAAAATCTCCTAGTGTCCAATTCTGAAATATAACACCTTCTGCCTTGTTCAACCAACCCCCTAGCATAATATGATTATACTTCTCTGGTCTTCGTTCTTGCATTACTTCCGCTTGTTGTAAGAAAGAATCTGATAGGTGTTTTAGGTTGTCCTTGTAAGTAGTGTGTATGTAAGTGGTGTCGTTCTTGGTTGTGTTGCTTCCCTCCCTTACACCTTTGTCCTC